CATCAAAGCTAAGAAAAAAAAGGAGGAGGAGCGAAGCGACGACGAGTTTTTGGTGGGGTGTGCATAGTATTACGCTGAGGTTTACATCAGTGCCGCACACCCCACCATTATGCTTTAGCTTATTGGTAGAAACGCTTTAGCTTTTCGTCACATAGTCGTATCGGATCGTAGCGTAGCGGAGAGGAGAGGAGACGATACACTATATATAGTCCTTTAATAATCCCCCGCTTGATCATTCCTAGATTGTTAATATATTATAATAATATATTAATTAAATTAACTTTTTACTTTCAGCTAATAAAGTTTTTTCTTCTAATTCACTGTAAGGAATTAGATTATTTTCAAAAACAGCCCATTGAACCCATCTATCTTCACTAAGATAGTCATAATCAGGTTCAAAGTTGGTAAACACCCAAATTTCAGGAGAGTCAATATATTTTTCTCTGAAGGAGTGACGATCATCATAACAATAACCACCTTTAATAACTTCTATGCCAGCATAGAGTTGAGCCAACCTTTCTTTTTTGATTGCTCTAGGCATATCAATAAAATAAAGTTTAGAAGTTGGCTTGTCCATTACCATTCTCATTATATCACGAAAATCATTACAGAATGGAATATTTTCTGCTTTGTTTTGGCAAGCCAACCATCCGACAAAGGTAGTTTTACCAATATTACCTGTTTTATCAATAATAATATTAATTTTGCGGGGATCAGTAACATTATCTAAAATGGATTGTTGCCATGGTAGTAATCCATTATTAACAATTCTAAATTGTATAGGCATATATAGTGTTTTATCTTTATTAGACCAAGGTCCAGCGACTCTGGTTTCTTCTTTACAAACATAATTGTCGTCAACACAATTTTTACTAGTCTTGCTTAAGTGTGGTTTATTAAAATCAACACCGGTAGAAAAAAGTTTAATAGCAGATTTGAGAGTAACTTTTGTTTTAAGACTAATTCTACCTTGTAAATGTAATTTACCAGTAGAAGGACATTTTTCTTGCTGAAACATCCATTTGGTACAATGAAGTTTAAGAAATTCAATCATAGAAGGAATATCTTCATAATAAGCAGTAAAATCGTAACGATAAACTTGAGTATCCTTTGCCTCCATGTTTAGCCAAATTTTAGCCACGTATATATAGTATTTTTGGATAAAAACCATCTGTTTATACTATATATCAAAACCAAAATAAAAAAAAATAAAAATTAATAATATATATTGCTATATATTATATTATTGGTCAAGAATAAATAATCTTTTCCAGATTTTAGGGTCTAACATAGATTCAAAATCTTTAGATATACCAGATAATTGATAAGTACCAGGTATACTCTCATAAAAGTCATTAACTTCAGATACACATTCATTAATAACGCTTTTAACAATATCTTCAGCAAAGGCACAGCCTTTCATAAAAGTTATTCTGTCATCCCAATTGAACTCATTTAAAAAATAATCTTCAATTTCATCATAACCAATTAAATCATCGTATTTAATTATAAATTCATTATAAGTAATGTATTTATGCCATTTAGTATCTTTAACTTCAATGTTATCCATGTTAGCCATCGCTTAGCCACGCTATGTATGTATTTTTATATAAAAATTATTTCTTTATACTATATTTTGGATGCAAAATCAAAAAGTGGAAATTAAAATTAAAAATTAAATCTAACACAAATCGCGTCATGAGCACGCTTGACAACGTCATGTCAGTTCACAACCTAGTTAACAACATAATAACAAAATATCCAAATTATTCAAAAATATATATAAACTATATATATTATTAAACTAAATTAATCATAAAATAATCATCATTCGACCGGGGGTCGCCGTGCCCCCGAAGTCGACAGTACATGGTCCCTGTATTTTCCGCCGTAAGAAGGAAAATAGAATGTACCCCATTACAAATAAATTACATAAATTTAAAATTATTATAAAAAAATTATAAATTAAAAATAAAAAAATAAAAAAAAAATAAAAAAAATAAATTAATATAAAACAACATGTCTACTCCAAGGTATACCGACAAGCAAAAAATTGCTTATTATAAGAAATTGGCTTTAGGTGCCAGTGCTCCAGCCCCTGCTAGAAGAGTAGCTATTAGAAAACCAGCAAGAACTTATACTCGTAGAGCAACAACAACCAAGGTTTATAAACCAAGAGCTGCTCCGGCATTGAAAGGTTATGGTGCTTATTCTACGAAAGAGAGTAAGAAAGAGAAAGGTATAGGAGAGAGAGTAGGATCGACCCTAGGAGCAGGAATTGGAAAAGGTATTCAAATGTTAGTAAAACATATAACTGGTTTTGGTGAATACAATGTAGAGTATAATTCTTTAATGGAAGGAGGATTATCGCCTCCCCAAATAGTAAATTCTGCAAGAGAAGGAGGAGTTATTGTAAGACACCGAGAATATTTAGGGGATATTGATGCATCAGTTAATTTTACATTACAAGCATATGCATTAAATCCAGGTTTAGTAGATTCATTTCCATGGTTATCAGGAATAGCTAATTCTTTTGAGCAGTATAGATGGAGAGGAGTAGTATATGAGTTTATATCATTATCTTCAGATTCCATATTATCAGCATCTACATCATCAGCTTTAGGAGCTGTTATTATGGCTACAGAGTATAATTCTATTAATCCAAATTTTGCTAACAAGGCAGAAATGGAGAATCATGAATTTGCAAATTCAAGAAGGCCATCAATTAATTTTATGCATCCAGTAGAATGCAAGAAATCTTTAACTTCAGTAGATATGTTATATACAAGATCTGGTGCAGTACCAGCAGGAGCTGATATTAGATTATATGATTTAGGAAAGATGGAGATTGCAACTGTAGGAATGCAAGCTGCATCTGGAGTAGCAGGAGAGTTATGGGTTACATACGAGGTTGAGTTGTTTAAGCCTCAATTAGAAGGAAGTACACCTCCTGATTCTATGATGATTAAGACTGATGTATTTCATTTGGGTTCGATAGTTAATCCTAGTTTAAATCCTTTAGGAACATCAGCTGTTCCTGTTAATCCTAGTTTTACTGCTAATTTAGGAGGAGTAATAACTACAGCAGCTAGTGGAGGAATAGGTACTTATACTTTTCCAGCTTCTGCTGTAGGTGAAACATTTTTAATATTGTATACTTTAGCTGGTACTTCAGTAGTAACAAATGCTCCTGGTTATACTTTATCAGGAGGAACTGTAGTACAAATGTTTGTAAATGCAACAGGTAATAGTACTAATGCACCTCAGACAGGTTCAACTGCAACTAGATATATGTATGCGACAGCATTTAAGCCATCTAGTTCTGCTGCAACATTTAGAATTGATGCAGCAGGAACTTTACCAGCTAATTCATTAGCAGATTTATATGTTACTGTATTAGCTCCTGGAGTTTTCGAACAGATGCAAAAGATGTTAGAAACTCCAGATGAAGATTCTGATGAAGAATCTTTAGAATTGCCTGAAGATGTTAAGAAATATCTTGCATCTAAAGGTATTAAATTATAAGTGGCAAAAGCCGACTGAATACAAAAGTTAAAATAAATATTAGTCATAATATTTATTACGTGTATGGAAGATCTAGGAATTTTGTCACGTTAGGAGGATAAAACATATTTTATATTTTTTAGACTCCTATATCCAAGTTTTAGCCATCGTGCTAAAACAAATTTGATGAATAAGATGGGTAGTTTTCAAATAGTAGCCATTTATCCATCAAAGCTAAGAAAAAAAAGGAGGAGGAGCGAAGCGACGACGAGTTTTTGGTGGGGTGTGCATAGTATTACGCTGAGGTTTACATCAGTGCCGCACACCCCACCATTATGCTTTAGCTT